CTCTACAATTAGATGTAATAGAAAGAGCATTAGAATTATGGACTAACCCAGGAGATATAGTTTTATCGCCATTTGCAGGTATAGGCTCCGAAGGATATATGTCAGTGAAAAAAGGCAGAAAATCGATAGGTGTAGAACTCAAAGAAAGCTATTTTAAACAGGGAGTAAATAATATGAGGGAAGTAGAAAAAAGTAAATTACAAATAAGTTTATTTGATTAGGAGGATAGTATGAAGAAAGTATATCTAATGTCTAAACAAGAGAAAAAGGATATATGGTGGGGAGAGGTATTGGGTGCTGCTGTAGGGTTATTGATGGTTATTAGACTTTTGATATGAGAAAGGAAATGAAAATTATGGAAGTAATAAATGGAACAATAGTTACCGGAGCCAGTGACGATTTAATTGAAGTGGAGGGAGAACTTCGGGAGGAATTTGATTCTTTTAGTTGTCAAAATGGTGTTATGGCTTTCAGTGATGGAACGTTGTTGAGAGTTAAATATGACGATGATGGTATTTGGAGATTTAAACCTTTATTTAAAGGCAGTTTATTTGAAAAAATAAAGGATGGCTCAGTAAATGAAGATACAAATGATAAAGTTTATTTCAAAACAGGGCTTAAATGGTGTGCTTTCTCTGATACAATGCAAGTTGAAGTTAACCATAATTAATTTGTAATCAAATATTTAAGGAATCAAACTAAAAGCACGGAATGGTGCTAACATGAGTGTATTAGTAAAATAATAATGTAGTACAGTATAAAAGCTGTACTACATACAAAGGAATGATTGAATGGAATATAAACACTGTGAAAATTGTGGCTCTACTAAACAGTTGGAAAAGCACCACCGAATTTTCAAAAGTAGGTGTAAGCCATTAGCACACTGTAAATATAATATGGTTTACTTATGTTCAGATTGCCATAGGAATAAACCTTATGCAGTTCATAACAAACATGGGCATGAGCTAGATATGAAATTGAAGTTACAGTTTCAAAATTGGTTAGAGGAAACATTTTATCAGGAAAGATACACATTAGATGAAATAAGAAAGAAATTAGATATATCTCAAAATGCAGCAAGAAGCTTGTCTAAACTTATAGACATAGACAAAGGGGCTTATACCAGAGGAAACATTATAAGAGCAGCAATGGGCGGAAAAATAATTGAATTGGAGGAGATTAAATGAAAACATATAGAACCATTGATTTACTTAAGAAAGCTTATGACGGAGAAATATTTAAGAATAGGTTCAAGAATGTAAAGACAGGGAAAGAAATAGAACAAGGGAAAATATCATCAACCAATTTCTTTTATATTGATACACACGAAAATATTTTTAATATTGAATCTAACTTTATAACTATAGATATTAATAAAATCTTACAGCAGGAATGGGAAGAAGTGCAAGAGCCAGTGGATTTTATGGAAGCTGTAAAGGCATTGGATATAGGCAATACAATATATTGCCAAGTTATTAATAGTTTCCATGATAAAGGTGATGTGCTTGTTACTAATGTTTATAGACCTAACGCCATGAATGAATTACGAAATGAGCAAGGTGAAGCACCAACATTATGGATGATAGTACACGCCAATTGGTATATAGGGGAGGATGAAGAATAAATGAGAGATAAGGTATCTGAATGTATAGATTTAATCACAGAAGAAATAGAGAGTCAACAAATCAAAAAAGATGATTTTGATGTTACAGGCTTGATAAAACAAGGCAGAATACAAGGTTTAGAATTGGCAAGGATGATTTTATCTAATTATTGGGAGGGAAATTAGATGATAGAGTTTAAGGTTCCTGGATTACCAATGGGAAAACAACGCCCGATTGTAACTAGAAAAGGAGCCTTTACTCCTAAGAAAACTGTAAATTATGAGAACTATATTAAAGAACTATATATAATAAATAAACTGCCAAAGTTAGAAGGGTATTTAAGTATGTCTGTAATGGCATACTACCCCATACCAAAGAGTACAAGCAAGAAGAAAAGAGAACAGATGCTAAAAGGCATATTATTACCAGATAAGAAGCCAGATATTGATAATGTCTTAAAGTGTATATGTGATGCATTAAATAAAATAGCTTATGATGATGATAAACAAATAATAAATATGTCTATATCAAAGTATTATAGTGAAAATCCATGTACCATAATAAGGCTAGATAAAGTTTGCGGAGAAGACTTAAGCTATTAGGGGAAGTGTAACTATGAGTAGACCATTAGTACAAGAAGAAAGGAAGATAATTAAATGGAGATAGATGTAATTAGAAGAGAAATGACTAGAGCGGATTTTTTAATCAAATATGGGGGAGGAAGAGCGTGCCCTAGTTATTTTTCGCTTAATGATAAATGTGCATTAAATGAATGTAAAACACCTAATGAGTGCCATAGATGTCTTAAAGAAGCTGTACAGAATATAGAATTTAAAGGTGAGTATATAAAAAATAGTACGAGATCTAAAACGATAAAAGAAATCAATCAGGAACCTAAAAAGTATGCAGGATGGGAAATGGCTAAAATGATGGCAGAAAAACAGCTAAAGGATGGAACAAAGATTGTATGGCATAACAACTCAACCGATAAACAAACTGTTTTTATTATGTATAATCATTTCTTAACTTATGAAGAATCGAAAGATGCGATAGAAATATTTTATTTAACGCATGATATAAATATAGGATATTTTACTATAGAAGAATACATGACTTTTAATGAAGCAAAAAAACTAGGAACTCCACGCCACAAAGATAAAGGATATTCATATCAAGACTATAAAGTTTCAGAGTTTATAAATGAAATGGATAAAAAGGTGTGGTATGTATGATTGATATAGAGTTTTGGTTAGATGAAGTAGAAAGATTGTATAGAGAGGGCTGGAGCTTAAAGGATGCTATATTATTTATACATGTAGTGAAATTGAATTATGAGCTAGATAAATAACATACTTAAATATAAAAAATGGAGTAGATAAATAAGTCTGCTCCATTAAATTATTATCAACTAAATATTTTTTAATTTAGGAAAACATTGATTAATATAAAAAATGTTGGACATAATAACAAATATAACGCACGTGAAATAAATGTCAGATATAGGACAAACAGCCAGAGGATATAGATGGGAGGGTTAAAAGGAATGAGAGCAACAAAAATCAACAGTACTAAGGTAAAAATATTTGAAAGGAAGGATTTAATTGAAAAGCTAAACTTTACAGAAGATGAAGCTAAAATAATAATGAAATACCAAAGGACTTTTCCAGAGTTACTGCAAGATATTAAAGGATTTGTTATTGATGGAGAAACTTTGTGTAATTCATTAGGAGTAAAAGATCATTTCACCAAATGGTTACTTGGAAACAGAATAGATAATGAAGGAAATGTTAAATCACAAGGTAAACTTATTAAATACCGTATGATTGAAAATATAGATTATCACTTGGGGGAATCCCCAACTGTTGCAAAAGGTACTCCTAAAAAGATTATTACCTTGACATTACAATGTGCTAAGAAAATTGCAATGCGTCAAAATAATAAAATGGGAGATTTAGTATGTGATTATTTCATCCTCATGGAGAGAGCTTTAAGAGATTACGAACATTGGACAATGATAAGAAATCCAGAAAAAGAAAGCTATAGAAAACTCTGTGATGTATTAAATGAAAATTATAAATTAACTCACGAAGGTAAAGAAGCTAATAATTATATATATTCAAATGAAGCTGACATGATAAACAGAGCTTTGTTAGGAGAATCGGCTAAGAATATAAACAAGCTTTTAGAAAATGAAGATAAGGTTACTAGAGAACATTTTAACATAGAGATAAACAGAACTTTAAATGAACTACAGACTATGGATATGGCTTTAGTTATGGCTGGGCTTAGCTTTGAAGCTAGACAGAAAACCATAAATAATATATGTAATACTAAATATGCAGGAATATCTCTTAAAATTAAAGAATTAAAGGAAGCTTTATAGTTAAAATATGTAGCAGAACAGTTTGGAAAAAAGAATAGAACAGCATTATTATACATAGAAGAAGATTTGAGAGCATTGACTCTCTTTTTTTATTGAAAAAACTTTCTAAAATCTATTGACAATACATCCACGTGGATGTATAATATAGTTGTAGGCAAGAAAGGAGATATGAAATGTTTAATAAAAATTTAGCACAGGATGCTCATAGAATAGCTAGAGAGATAAAGAAGCAATTTCCAGAGATAGACTATAATTTTCAATTCGGTATTAACATTAAATATCTCCTTTCTAAAGTTAAGGAGGTTGAAGAAACTATGGCAGAGATTAGTCTTAGCAAGGTAGATGCTGTTATAGAGATTATAAAGAGAGGAATTAAAGAGATAAGCGATCCATCAAAGCCAGAGATACAGGAACGCAGACTTAAAATGTTAGAAGATAACATTCGTCTGTTTAAGGAAGAAGAATTTAACAGATGTATAACTCTTAGAGATGGATTCGAAAAAGCAATGGAAATTGCTTATTTCGCAGCAGAAGATGAAATTGCACCTAAGAAATTTCACAGTATGCTATGCCTTGTAGATAACGCTTTAAGCGCAAAAGCAATGGAAAGTACCCTTATAGAGGATAAGAAAAATTTAGTTAAAATAGAAATGCCTTTATGGTTGGCAAGTAAGAAAGAAGTAGAAAGTACTCTTATAACTAAAATAGAAAAGGAAACAGAAAAAGCAGTATGCGTAGAAAACGGTATTTGGCTTCCTAAGAGCCAGATTGAAATAGTAAAAGATTTTTAAAATAGAAAATAGGAGGTATATAATATGTGGTTAGAAGATTTCAAAACCTTGCGAGAAGTGGCAGAGGAAACAGGTATTCATATTAAAACACTACAGCAGAGATTGGATTTACCTGGATTTAATCTTACAGAAGGAAAAGACTTTAAACGTTTAGGAGATAGACAGCCTACATTTTTATCCCCTGTAGGGATAAGGAAAATAACGCAAGGGATTGCAGGCAAGCGCAAAAATGTAAATAGGAACTATTTAGAAACAAAGGATAACTTCGTATTATCTTGGGAAGAAGAAATTTTGGGAGATGTACAAAAATATAAAGTTAAAGGAGAAATAGAAAAAGTGGAGGTAAACCATTATTACTTCCACAAAAAATTTGAGGGGTATGTAGACTTAAGCCTAGACCGCGGGCGTATAGCATTTGTTTTCGTGGAAGGTTTAGACAATATGAGGGATATCTTACAAAATTATTGGTTTCAAACGGATAAACCAATACGGAAATTCTTCGAACTTGTGACAAAACATAAGGTTGGGTTTCTGCCTTGGAGTTTTAAAGAATATATGAAAAAAACTTATTTGGTAGAAGATTGGGACTGTTTACTTAAAGAAAATTATTACAGGCAATGGAAAGAGACACATAGTGCAAAGGAAAATAGACGTATGGCTAGACTGCTTTTTATAAAAGAATAGATTTAATGTACTAAAGAAGGAGTGGAAATGTAAATCAATATTTCTACTCTTTTCAATTAAATATATTGAAATTCGTGACGAATTATTATATTATAGAGATATAAAATAATAAGGAGCTAAGATATGGAAACTAAGAATCTAAAAGTGAGTTTTTGCAAAAGTGGTGGAACAGCAGGAAGTGGAGGAATGTCTACAAGAGTTATATTACCTATTACATGGTTTAGAAAGATGGGAATAACTCCAGATGATAGGGAATTAAAGGCCACTTTTGATGGAGAAAAGATAATATTAGAGAAAGAGAAGTAAGGGGCGAAAAAGTCTCTTATTTTTTTATTTAAAATGCTTGACTATTCGTCACGAATGATTTATAATATAATTGTAAGATAAAGAAAGGGGATATGAAAAATGAAATTACAATTTATAAAAAATGTATTAGATGTTAAGGTTGATGGATTAAAAGGTGTAAATCACTATACTATAAAAGCAATGTATGACAAGATAGGCGATGACGGATTTGCTGCAACAACAAATAAATTAGTTGATGAGTTTGACATGACGTGGAAGGAAATCGAAGAAGAGGGCGGAATAGCAGCAATAAACAAAGATTTAAAGGAATGTTACGGAGTATAGGAGAAATATTTCTCCTTATTCTCTGCAAGATAGTGATGACAACGATATAAAAAATAGGAAGGGGATATGAAAGGTGGATTTAAATGATTTAAGCAAAGAACAACTTATTGAACTGGTTAGAGAGCTTTCAGAAGAGAAAGGAATACCAGAAGAAAAATTATTGCAACTAGAAGAAGACAACTTGCGAAGTGAAGCGTGGATGGAATCACATGGTAGAATTGATTATGGTTATGGAATAGGAGCCTATGGCCCGTTATAAGTTTAAAAGCCTTTTATTAGCTCACAACTAATAAAAGGCCACCTACAAAGAGTAGGAAATGTATATTTTTATTATATCGTAATTAAGGGAGGATTTAAAGTGAATATGTCAATTTTAACAGCTTATTATTATATAGCAGCAGATATTTTAAAAGAATATTTACCGTCTATACCAGAATTTAAATTAAGCAATGCAAAAGGGTATTATGGTCAAATAGAGTATAAAGGCAATGACGAGTTTTTAATAAGGTTGAGCAAATGGAATTTAGATTGTGGCCCTATTCATTGGTGGGATGAAGAAGATATTCACGAACTAGTAGAAACTATATGCCATGAATTTGCTCATATAATTTATTGGGAGCATGGCAAAGAACACACAGAATTAACGGAAGTTTTTACAAGATTTGTTGAGAATAAGTTGAGAATACGTGAATTAGATGAAAAATTAAACAGGTTGGATGAAGCTGTATAAGCTCAAAAGGAGGATTTGAAGATGAAAAAGAAGATAATGGGAACAGTTTTAATAGTAGCTGTGGTACTTATATTTTTTAGTAACTTTCATATAGGAGTATTCAGGTATAAGAATGTGCTTACAGACACAAACAAAAAGAAGTATAATATATATGAGGATAAAAGCGGATTTAAGGTGCTGGAACCCGTACAAGATAAACATAGCTTTGTGGTTAGGGTTATACCTATAAATGATTATAAGAATAATTAGGGGAGGGGATTGAGCATGATAAATTTTCAAATAACTTATTGCAGAGGGAATTATGTATATAGTATACCTTTTGAAGCCAAAAACATAAAGGAAGCAAAGGACGTTTTTAATAATTGGAAAACAGGGAAAAGATTTATAAACGGTTTTCATCTATCCTTAATGGATAACTGTATTTTCCCTAATTTAATAAAGGTAATTGAATGATTAAAGAGTATCTAAAAAAGGTACTCTTATTTTTGGAGTATTTATGAAAAAGTTTTAAAAACATATTGACACGTGTTAAAACACTTGTTATAATATAATTGTAAGGGGGAAGGATGATGACACCAAAAGAATTAATTAAAATTTTGAAAAAAGATGGATGGATACTTAAAAATCAAGAAGGTTCACATAGACATTTTGTTCATCCAGCTAAAAAGGGAAAAATCCAAGTACCTTACCACAATAAAGATTTAAGACCTGGAACACTTAATAAAATACTTAAAGATGCAGGGTTGAAATAAATGCCCTGCCCCATCTTAAGATTATATAGAATACTATTTATAAGGAGGAAAATCTATGGATAAATATATGTATCCTGCATTATTTGAAGCTTATGAGGATGGTGGGTATACTGTTTCATTCCCAGATTTAAAAGGTTGCGTAACAGAAGGGGATAATCTGGAAGAAGCTTTAAAAATGGCAAAAGAAGCATTAGAATTATTTTTGTGGAATATGGAAGATGATAACGAAGAAATTCCAGAGCCAACACCACCAGAGAAACTGGAAACCCAAAAGGGGAGTTTCATAGTCCCAATAGAAGCGGATATGTTGTTAATACGTGCTAAAATGAATAACAAGACAGTTAACACCACAGTAACCATGCCACAGTGGCTAAAATATCAAGCGGAAAAGAATAAAATCAATTTTTCACAGGTTTTACAGGAGGCATTGAAAGAAAAAATGAATATTTAAAAATTAGAAATAAGATATGTGATGATGTATAGCTTAAGAGAGTGTAAAGCTCTCTTTTTTATGAAAAATTTTCTAAAAAGGTATTGACAATATGCCTACGTAGGCATATAATATAACTGAAGATAAGGAAAGGGGATATGAAGAATGTTTAATGGAGAATTGGTTAGAAAGGCACACAGATTAACAAAAGAAATAAAGGCAGAATTTCCAGAAGCAGATTACAGCTTTCAGTTTGGAATCTGCATGAAATATCTCCTTTCTGAAAAGGAGGTTAAAAATATTATGGTTGAACTAAAAGGGAGTCCTAAACAAGTTGCATGGGCAGAGAAAATCAGGGTAGAGAAATTAGAAAAACTTCAAAAAGGGTTGGAATTCTTCACAAAGCAAGCAGAAAAGCAGACAAGAAAAAGCTCCAGAGCTGCAATGGTATTAGAAGGGTTCGCAAGAACTATAGAAATACTAGAAAATGCAGAAGATGCAGCGACGTGGATAGACCTCAGATGGAATAGTTTTACACCAGTGGGAAACAAATTGGCAGAAGAAACAAAAAGATTTTTAGGATAGTGTTGAACCGCCTAATAAATTTTAGGAGGAATTTAAATGAAAAAATATAAGATAGAATTTACAGAAGACGAAATATTTTACCTTAATTTAATATTTGAATATGCGTATAGAGATATTAAAAAGACAATAGAAGAATATGAGAAAAGGACAATGTCAAAAAATCTCCGTAAAGAAGTTAAAGACATTGCACAGAGAATGATCAACGTATGTAAAGACCAAAAGAAAAGTTTCAACCCTCTATACCAAAGGATTGAAAAAGTAAAAAACAGTATTCTTTATGACCAACTACTAGAAGAAGAGGCAAAAGAAGAATTAAAACTTTCCGAGGTGAAAAAACTTGCAGATGTGGCAAAAGAAACCGAAATACCTAAGAGAACATTGCAACAAAGGTTAGATTTGCCAGGGTTTGGCCTTGTTGAAGGAAAAGATTTTATTAGGAGCGGGAAAAGACAACCAACCTTTTTAACCCCAGAGGGAGTAAAGAAAATAATAAGAAAAGAAGGTTCAAAATAATAGGGTTAAGTTTTAGAAAATCATTTAAACTATATTAACAGAGGAATTAAAAGAAGAAATACTTACTACAATGAATGATTTTATGGGGAAAAATAAAGTGGGAGGATATTGCAGAGGGAAGAGGCATAGGAATAGAAGGTTTGATTTGCTTCATGATTGATGTAGAAGAAGATGGAACTTTGCGGATTGATACGGATGTGGATGATTAAAGAGTGCAATTAAGCACTCTTTTTATTGTGTAGGCATTGCATACTTTCTGCATACTTTCTGGTTTTAATTTACAATAATAGTAATTAAAACTATGGTGTCAGGAGGTAATAATATATGGCACAATCCAATAAAGACTTAGCAAGAATTGATTACCTTCATGGTATGAAATATAAAGAATTAGCAGAGAAGTATGGAGTTACTTTATCTACTGTTAAATCGTGGAAAACACGTTATAAATGGGAAAGAAAAAGTCTGCAAAAAGATAAAAAAACGCATACAAAACCTAAAAGAAGTACGCATACCAATAAAAGTACGCAAGCGATAGAAGAATCAAACAAAAAAGTTGAAGAAAAAATAAATAGAGATTTAGAAAGATCGATAGATAAATTATTAATAAACGACCAATTGAACGATAAACAAAAGTTATTCTGTATGTATTATATAAAAAGATTTAACGCAACTAAGGCATATCAACAGGCTTATAACTGTACTTATGAGACAGCGGTAGTAAATGGGCCACGTTTGCTTGGTGTTGCTAGGATAAGGACTGAAATAGAGCGATTAAAGGCCGATAAATTCAAAGGAGCCATGCTTTCAGCTAAGGATTGGCTTCAAAAATACATAGATATAGCGCTAGCAGATGTCAATGATTATATGAAATATGGACATGAAAAAATACCGATGGTAGATAAGGAAACAGGTGAACAGAGACTAGACGAAAACGGCAAGCCTATGTACTGGATTAATAACTATGTTATATTAAATGATTCTTCAAAGGTAGACGGAACACTTATAACAGAAATAAGCCAGGGCAAGGATGGTATTAAGGTAAAACTATTAGATAAAAAGTTTGCACTTGAATTTTTAAGAAAGTGCAGCGGATTATTAGATGTTGAAACTAAACAAAAACTTGATATTGAACGTAGAAAAATGGAACTTGCGGAAAAAAACGCTGATACTCTGGATGATGATATAGAATACGCTGTAGAAGGTGGCACTGATGAAGATAAAGAAAAGGATTAGGCTGCAGCGGCCATACGTAAATGAAAAATATAGATTCATGTTTAAACCCGGGTATATCCCTAAAAAATACAATGTATTCTATGGCGGAACAGGCTCCAGTAAATCATTTACACTGTATAGCAAATTTATAGAGATGTGTGTTACCCATAAAACTTTTGATATTCTGATAGTCCGTAAAGTAGCCTCAACTTTATATGATACAGTACAAAAACCACTTGTAGATATTATGACTAAGAACTTTAGAAATAAGTTGAGTGGCAATGGATTAAGAGAGGGGAGGGATTTCACATACAATAGGACTCTTAAACATATTCAATTTAGTAGTGGTTCTGTAATAAGGTTTAAGGGCTATGATGATCCAGAAAAATTAAAAGGTATTGGTAATGTAAATGTTCTTCATTTGGAAGAAGCAACCGATTTTACAAAAGAAGATTTAGAAGATATACAGGATAGATTAAGAAGCACCCCACCAGATAGCCATCCTTGGGGCAAAGAACTTAAAGTATTTTTATCTTTCAACCCTATTTTTAAAACCCATTGGATAAGAGAGTACTTTTTTAAAGATGAAATAGATATGTCCGAGGAAATATGGAAAGATTTTGTTAAAGATTCCGATACAACCTTTGCTTTAAAGACTACATGGAGAGACAATAAGTTTTATAATGGACAATATCTTAATAAAAAATTAAGAGAAAATATGAAATTACACAATAAACGTAAATATGGAGTTCAATGTAATGGCAACTGGGGCGTACTTGGAGAACTTATATATGAAAATTGGGAAATTATTAAGTGCATTAAAGATTTAAACTATTATGATAGTGTAAGCTATGGGCTAGATTTTGGGTTTGAACATAATACATCATTTCATGAGATAGGTAGCAAAGATGGTGATATTTACATTACTAGAGAATTATATAAACCTAAGCTCACTGTAAATGATATTATAAAGAAACTTAAAAGAATGTTCCCTTATATAAAGGAAGAAGTAGAAAAGCTAAAAGAAAACATAGATAAAAATAGCGATATATCTCCCAAAATGCAATTATTTTATATGTTGAAAGAAAAATATATATCTGTAGACTTAGACATATTTAAACAAAAAGAAGTAACGGAAAGAGACATAAATTTAGATTATATTATAGATGAAATACAAAAACATATTGGAATACCATATTGTGAACTACCAATATATGCAGATAATTCAAGACCAGAAGCGATTGAAGAAATGAAAAGAGCGGGATTTTCAGGTATAAGAGCGTGTACGAAAGGTCCTAATAGTGTATTGGAGGGTATTGACTGGTTACAAGATAGATATATGTATATAGATGAAAGCTGTACAGGTGCAAGTAATGAAATTGAATCATATCAGTGGGAAAAAGATAAAAAAACAGGGGTAAGATTACCTAAACCTGTTAAAGTTAACGATGATGCAATGGACGATATTCGATATGGATGTCAAAAATTCAGAAACCCAAGTAAGTTTAGGTTAACCATTTTAGGATAAGATCGTTAAAGATCGGTTTAGCGATCTTATATTACATGAATAATAGTGCGTTTATTGTTTTGATTATTCGTAAATTTTCATCCAAAATGATTTTTGCTGTATATGGAGATAAACATATTTTCTTTAGAATTGTGTAAAATTACGAACATTAAAGAATATTATTTACTATATATGATACGACTTAAATTTTATAAAGCTACGATATACTTAGCGTATAGCATAAAACATATATAAGCGCGTGTAATTTATTATACAGTTTAAAATATTTTGTGCATTATACTTGACAATATTCTTAAATGGTGTATAATATAAAGTGTTGACAAGATATTTTATTTAGTAGTAATTAAAAGTAAATAAACCTAAGACAAGAGGGTGGTTAAAAGAAGTGTGGATAAATCTTTAATAGAACAAAAATATAAATAATTAAGCAGCAAGAGCGACAAAGTTTATGTAGAAACAGAAGATGGTTGGCTTTCAATCTTCAAATCATTTGTGTAGGTGTGACTAGAGCCTGGAATCTAGTCACCAAGCCATAACATGGCTAAAATTTATTTGTTCCCATCCCCTTGAGAATAAGTATTATATGGTTTAGCTGTAGCCAATAAATACAGCTACCAGTTCTAACATAGAACAGTAATCTCCTTAGCATTTAATTGTGGATGAAGGTATGACTGGAGCCTAAATCCAGTCACCATTGCCAAAATAGGCAATCCCCCTTTGAAGGTATAAACTCAACTATTCAAGGCTTGGCTGGAGCCTAAAATCCAACTACCAATCCCTAAAAGGGATATAATTACAACTGAAATTTATTTTACATTATCTCCCCAATAGTGAAATTTTGAATGATTGCACACTTAAAAAGTAATCATATCCCAACATAATTTATCAAGCCTCTTAACAATGCTAAAATAGATAAATTCAAGCTGATAACTTGCTTGTCTAAGGAACAAAGAGAAGAGTTATAATTTAGCTCGTCTGCCAAGTGTAGAAGGAGTGGAGCTATCGTTATGCGGTAGCGGTCTTTACTTATAGTTTAGTACACAAAGAGGTTTCAAATATTGTACCAGTAAACAAAGTAAAGTGGAATGGAGTAGTGATGGAAAGGGGTAGACATAACCGAAAGTGAATAGGTGCGCAGGAATTAAGGTTCGAATCCTTCTTTGTAATTTCACATAGGGAAAAGCTTGGCAATACTGTGAGGTTCGATTCCTCACCTACTCCAAATTACATAATAAAGAAATACTTAGACTAAGTGTGAAAGAAGATAACATAAGTAGTATGGGAATATAAAAATTAATAAGAAAATGTCTTGAAACGGGCATTATACTATCGTTAATTCTTTCAATAGAAAGATTGATAGTGAAAGTCTTAGAGAAAATAATTAGTCTTTATATCTTTCGAGATATATTGGAAGTTATTTAGCATCTAAGAACCCCTTGCCTTTAGGCTTGGGAGTTTCAGTGCACAAATGCGTGCGATAATTAAGCAAAGGACAGAAGACAAGTGAAATATAATTGCTGTCTGTTTGACTGTAGCAGACGTAAAAAAGTAAATACAGTCGCCAAGAATGTAAAATCCTATTATGTTCCTCCTGAACGTATTTGATTTTGTTATTTATACCTTTGGTTGCAGGGTATTAAAATAAATGCAACTCCAGAGAAGCAAAAACAAGGGTTTGTTTTAAGCTTTAGTCAATTTCTTTTTGGGGTTCGATTCCCCGCCATATGGATAGATATTCAAACTGGTTGAAGAAGGGTGACTGTAAATCACTTACACAAGAAACGCTGTAGGTTCAAATCCTACTCTATCCACCAATGCGGGAAACCGTAAATAAAATAAAACTATATGGTGTATATGTCTAGTGCCAATGGCTATAAGCACTTTAAAAACTACTAGCTCCACATTGCAGATTAAAATAGATATTTCATAGTTACAACTCCTTTCTAAAATCTATGGTTTGGTTGCAGCCGATAAGTGCAACCCCAAGGGTTAAAACCCTAATACATTTATGGAAATATACAATATAAAATTATTTTCTTTTTATCCCCTTATGGCAGGCATCAAACGGTGTCTGCTTTTTAATACTTGTTAATTTTATAAAATATTATATTATTAAAGGAGAGATAGAATATGTTTGAAGGAAATACAATACAAGTAACATTGACAGATGAAGAAGGGATTGAACATGAATTTAAAGGGATCATGGGTTCTACAGTAGAAGTAGATAAAGTAAATGAGTTTGATAAAGAACTTGAAGAGTTGGGCGCAATGCTTAATAAAACTTTTTCTCTACCTTATAGCGGAACTATTAAATTTGGCAAAGTTAAAGCTGACATAGATATGCTTATCCCGGGTTATAGGAAATGCAAAAGGCTATATAATATACTATGTCGTACAAAGAAAATTAGGATTAAAAAGAAGTTATATAATAGAATAACTAGGATATTACCTTATAAGGCGGTATGTAAGGAGTGATATATAATGTATATGTACTGCAAAGAAACATTTGCTATATGGGGGGTGATGAATTATCAATACAATTCAACGAAGGTGACTGTATTAACATAATTCCTTCACATAGATTTAGATTTATACCTCCGTTGGAACATATTGAGATAGGAAATGAATTTAATCATTGTAAACAAATGCGCGATCCTGTTGTTTGGGAAATGCCACAAGTATATATTAATAAATTCTTTCAACGCTTGTAAGGAGTAAATTATGGATATAGAAATTAATTTAGAGAAATTATGTAAAAACACTGAAAGTTCTTTAGAAAAGCAACTTAAAAGTGGTACTGTAAAAATAAAAAAAGAAGGGCGCACGATAAAAGATTATCTTGTATATGGAAGAGATAATAAATTACATCCAATACCAACATATATGGGATATAAAGTGTTAAATGTAACAGAAGATGAAGAAAATATAATAATAAAGGTTGGAGAAAAGCAACAAGATCGTGAAATATAGATTTAGCGATCTTATTAAAAGACATATTGAATAATAAATATTAAATGAGTATAATATATATAAGAAGCCGTTGCGGTTTTTAATAGAAAATTGCTTTTAGTGTTTAAAAATGCACTTTGTCGTAGAGGTGCATTTTTACTTTTTTGAATGATAAGGGGCGTGTCCTTCGGGATACGTTCTTTATTTTTGTTCAATTTAAAAGAGCAATAAAGAAACATCTTAATGTCTGTAATATTAAACAGTATTATTTATATGTATAATATTTTACACAAACTTTTAAAAATCACTTACATTCTGTGTAATATTATGGTATAATTATCGTATGATATATTAGACGGTGAGGTGATGATATGAGTTTAAGAGTAAAAGTCCAAAAGAAACCGACAACTGGATATACTGCAACAATTCCTATGGATGTAGCGAAACATTTAGGTTTACATAAAGGAGATATTCTACAGTATGTTATTAGGGATAATGGAACTGTAGAAGCGAGAAAGGGGGAAAAGATAAACAGTGATTCAAATAACTCGTGAGGATGGTTTAACAAACGAAGAAGGTCAGGTAATGGATGATTTACTATCAGCTTGGAATAAATACTGTAAGTTGCCACAACAACATCCTGACGAGATACAAGAATTTATGGTAGGTTTACATACATTGCAGAATCTACTTACCATAAGAATTGCTAGAAGATGTTACCCCAAAGGATGGCCTATAAAAATGGTAGAGGAGGATGATAAAAAGAATGAGTGAAATAACAAAGTTTTATGATACCGAATTTGAAACTACAGATTTAACACCTATAGAAATTGCGTTAGGCGTTGATGAAGAAGGAAGAACTACAGCAAGAAAACTCTATAAGTTTTTAGAATTATCAAAAGGGCAATTTTCAAGATGGGCAAAAACTAATATTTTAGAAAATGTATTTGCTATGGAAAATGAAGATTATAAGGGGTTCGACATAGAAGTCGAGGGCAATATGACTAAAGATTATAAACTATCTGCTACTTTCGCTAAAAAATTAGCAATGGGAACTCATAATGAAAGAGGAGATGAAGCTCAAAGATATTTTATAAAAATAGAAGAAGCGGCCAGACAAAAATCAATAGATTATTCTCAATTAAACCCTGAAACTGTAATGATGTTGAAATTAGGTCAAGCAATAGCTAAAAATGAAATTGAACAAAAGAAATTAAAGATAGAATTAGATGAGACAAAAGAAGATGTACAGAACATAAGAGATGTTATAACTATAAATCCTAAAGCAGAATGGAGAAAACAATGCAATACAGTTTTGAATTTAATGGCTAAAGATAAAGGCAATTATGAGGATATAAGAAATGAAGCATATGAGGCTTTAAGTGCTAGGGCTAAATGTAGACCAAAAGTATTAATAAACAATTTAAAGGAAAGAGCTAAGAAAAATGGTGTGGCTCAATCTAAGATCGATAAGCTGAATATTCTTGATGTATTAGAGAATGATTCAAGATTAAGAGAAATTTATATTTATATTGTAAAGCAAATGGCTATAAAATATAAGGTTAAATTCAAAGAGGAAGTCGATTAAAAGCATATAACCTTGGGTAATAAAACGCCCAAGGCCACTAAGAAATCTGTATTTATATATATTGTAAAGGAAAGTGATACAAAATACAATACTAAATTTAAGGAGATATGGTATGAAAAATAAAAGATTAGATAATTTCTTGTTAAAAATTCAAATGTATTTGTTCCAATTTAACTTAGCTTTTATAGGCAATAAGTTTCAAGACTTTAGAACTAATCACACAATTTAAGGATGGTGAAAACTAATGTATTGTTTAACAAGATATGAAATGAAATTTGGAGATGTAGTTATTCCGGCAAGAACTAAGTGTACCATCATAAATAAAATAACTACAGATATGGTGGATGCTCCCGGCATACACGTTAGACTAGCTATAGATAATTATTCTATTAAAAAAAGAAACGTAGAAAATGAAAATAAAGTAACTGAATATCACCGCAATGTAAATGATTCTGCACTTATAGGGATGATTGTAAGCACAAGCACAACAGCAGTTTATATGGATGCAGGAGATAAAATTTATTGGTATAAAGGTATTTATGATTGGAGTTTAGAGAGGATTTTTGGTAAAGGTAAAGTTCCTGAACAATTATTTTTAGGAAAACATAAATACAACGGATGTGAAGCTAGACTTCAAGATGTTATAGATTATTTAGAAGATGAATTTGATGAATGGGTAATGAATAATTGCGAATTTTATGAACTTACAGAGGATGATATAGAAAACGGAGATGGGCTTAGCGGATCGGAACCGGGGGATCGAATTTTGTCTAGTGATGGGTTGGAACAATTCTATGAAAAGAAGTTGGAATATCAAAACAAATTAGAAACTATAGGATTTACCTATGATTTTACCGGCGGATTAATTTGGGAATAACTTTACAAATATTAAAAATCCAGATGGCAGTTGTAACTTAGGGTGTAAATAAAGAAAGGGAAAATTAATGAATAAGAATCTTCGCAGTTTAATGTACGGAGTAACAATTGGAGGAAGTAGCATTTATTTATTAAGATCAAAACTAGCAGCAGGAAATGATTCTATTGTAGCGGTGCTTTTAGTAATAATGATATTTGCAGCTATAGCAAATTTAGTTATAGATAATTAATATTTATATTCTCCTGTTTTTTATAATGGGAAGAAAGAGGGATTAAGAGTGAAAACGAAAATTAACGAAAATTAAAGAAGGTGATATTTTTCTAGCAGTTGCTTACTTTTTACTAGGAAACGAATTGCTAGAATGGGAGGTTGATAAAGTATATCAAGATAAAACTTTTTTAGCACATTCTTTAAATTGCAAAATTTATTTAACTAACATTTTTAGTGAATGGCAAGTTTATAAATGGTTATAGGAGGAAATATGATTAATCTAAAAGTAATAAAAGGTAACAACAATAAAGAAGATAAAAGAGCAGCTAAGAGGTTAAGAATGTTCGATATATACAATCGCGCCCTTCAAAGAGAAATATTAAATTGTGGTTCTACAATACCTGAAAAGCCTAAGAACATAAACAAACTCATTACATATGGCGTTAGGATTGTAAATCTAACTTCAAGAGATAATTTAACTCAAGAAGGGATTGAAACATTGCTTCAACTTATACAGATTGTAAATTACTTCATAGGACAGCTTACACCGCCAGAGCTTATAAATTTATTCCCTATAGAAAAGACTTATGACGGTGATAGATGGGAAATGAAAGATTATTTCTATACTAAAAAGTTCATGGATTCTCTACCACAGGATAAGCCAATAGGTCCAGACAGTATTTTAGAGATACTATGGGAATACATGAACATGGAACTAAGGATATATACAGTTAATTATACGTCTGTAATGGATAAAATAGCGGTGCTAAATGGTGAAAAGGGAGTATGGGAACAATTTATAGAAGATGCAGGGATAACGACTTATACGCTCCATAAAGAGGGTGATAAAGAAATATTAATAGACAATGATACAGGAAAAGTACAGAAAGTGAAAAGAAAGAGTAAATATAAGGTTTTGGAAGGTGGAAAATAATGAGATTAGTCAAGTGTGGGAAATGCGGAACGGCAATTATGCTAGATGGATATATAGAACAGGAAATGTTTCTAGCTATGCAGGAGTGCAATAAAAAGCAAGACGGGCAAGAAATATCGCTGACAAAAATAGCTACATTCAAGAAGCTTCACAGATTAAAAAAATGATTACTCAAATTCAGCACAGGACAACCCAAATGGAAGAGAGAAAAACTTCTGTTCTAAATGAATTAAGTGAAATAATTCATTATATACGATTCAATAATTTGGTTTCGGATGAAAAATTAGATGAACTAAGGAAAATAGCTAGAGAAAAAGCAAAAGAGAAAAATAAAAAAGATGAACGAGAAATAAAAAGGGTTTATGGGGAGTTCGAAAGCACTGTAATACACAGAACAAAGCATTGCAAATAAAAGGAATAATTGAAAGGTTGATGATAAAATGAATAAGACAGTATTGAAGGAGATTGTATGAAAGAAATTTGGAAAGATATTAAAGGCTATGAGGGGTTATATAGTGACTAAGAAAAAGATACTAAAACAAAGCAAAGATGATAGAGGATATTTAATGATCAGTTTACATAAAAACAATAAACACCGTACTGTTAAAGTTCATAAATTAGTGGCTAATGCATTTATCCCTAACCCTTTAAATTTACCACAAGTTAATCATAAAGACGAAGAAAAATTAAATAATAGCATTGATAATTTAGAATGGTGTACAAACAAGTATAATTGTAATTATGGAACTCATAATAAAAGAGTTTCAGAAAAACTTTCAAAAACAGTATATCAATATTCTCTAGAAAACACTCTTATTAAAGTGTGGAATTCTACAATACAATGTAGCAGAGAAAATTCTAAATTTAATCATAGACATATTTCTGAATGCTGTTTAGGGAAAAGAAAAACTCATAAAGGTTACAAATGGTCATATGAACCAATAAAGGAGGTAATTTAAATGAATTGTACAATATTAATAGGTCGTTGGACCAAAGACTTAGATTTAAAATTTTTATCAGGTAGTGGGGTTGCTGTAGCTTCAGGAACATTAGCAGTTGACAGAAAAGGTAAGAAGGATGGAGAGAAAAAGGCAGATTTTATACCTATAACAATTTTTGGAAAGCAAGCTGAAAGTACTGTGAATTACAGTGGCAAAGGTAAATTGTGTGGAGTTAAAGGTAGAATCCAGACTAAGAGTTACGAAGCTAAAGACGGTACTAAAAAATATATAACAGAAGTTGTGGCAGAAGAGGTCCAATTCCTTGAATGGGGAGATAAAACACAGAAAGGAAATAACTCTCAAATGAACAATGACAATCCTTTTGGTGATGATATAACACCTGTGGATGATGGGGACATTCCATTTTGACCATAACATATGAGGGCTAACAACCCTCTTTGATAGAAATATTTTAAAATACAAACATAAAAGAGGGTGAGTAAAATAAAAACAAAGCTTATTGCAGTAGAAATGAGCCAATACACATATGACTATTGCCAGAATTTACCCAGCGATTATAATTTTGAAGTTCCAGTGAGAATTAATAAACAACTATTTATGGGAGATATATTTAATGTTTATAGTGATGGCTCAAAGAAATTCATAGGTTGGTAACCAAGATCGTTAAACGGAAGTTTAGCGAAGTTGTAAAAACGATATACAATTATTACGAATTTAAAAGGAGGTTGTTAATATGCGTGTACAGTGTAGTAACTGTGGTGCTATAAAAGGATTTACCTATACAGCAACTAATGTAAATAATACTATCCATGAAGGATGGAGAAGTTACGGAAGCGCAATTTATTGTCCTAAATGTGTAAAAACGTGGGGTGAACGTAATATGACAAAGATAGGTAACATTGAAAAAACTATTACATTGATAGATGCCATACATGAGAGAAATAAAAAAAGAAAATAAGTTACAATCCAAAATTATTTCAAAGGAGGAATTTATATGAAAAAGACACAACCAATCGAAATTATTATTGGCAAGACATATAAAAATTTTAAAGGACATTGGAGGACTGTGTTAGCTATTATGGAAGATACAAATGGTACTAAAATAACATATGAAGATGGTACAGGTAAACCAAGAACTTGTAGAATAGATACATTTAGGCAATGGATAAAAAAGAATTATTATTAAGTTCGTGTAGCAACGCAAAATTATTATAAACGTGAGGAGGGATAGAGTTGAGCATGTTTGATTTTTTATATGACGAATTAGTGAAAATTTCAAGAGAAATATTGCCATATTATGATATCGACAAAATTAAGCCATATGCAGTTTATGTTTGGAGCAAAGGCGAAAACAGTGAGAATGTTTTTGATATTTTTGCAGGCAGAACAATATTATATGCTAAAAATCATGTAATAAAAGAAGAAGCCAAGCCAATCATAAGAAAAATACAGTTAAAATTAAAAGAAATAGCTAAATGTTTATAATGCAAAATTATTATAAAACATCCAGGAAGGGGAACAGAACTCTCTTTTTATGCCTAATTAAATCTTGAACAATATATTTAACTATACTATAATATTTTATAGAGAGCAATCTCTAGCAAAAGATAACCTTTCACCCGACCAAAGGAACAAGGTTATCTTTATTCTTTTTCTTTTTTTGTTCAAGAGGGAGTAATAACCCTCTTTTTTCTATGTCTAAATTTAATTTAGAGCCTTATATACACATTTTTATTGTTTAAAGGTGTAATCCCACGTCTTTAAAGCTTAAGCAACTTAAATAAGCTCTATTCTTTATCTATTAAATTCGATTCTAATTGTTAAATTTTTGTAACACACCTTATAAAATAAATCCATTGATAAATTACTCTACAAATGTACTTATATTAAGCATAGAGTGCTGAATTTGCTATCCAAAATAGATTGGAATACATTTCTAAGCTTGAAGTTAAATGGGCTTTAAATATATTACACGTTGAATAAAATGTAGTCTATTATATTACACTATACAAAAAATAATTGTATTGTATAATGGACAATTCCTGTGGAAAAGTGTATAATAAGTATATAAAGATATATAAGGAGGTGTAGTGTATGGCAATGGGAACATCCATTATACAAAGAAACAAGAAAAATGGGAACAGTGTTAAAGTAACTATTCCTGGGGAAGTTAGAAAAACTTTAGGATTAAAAGAAGGAGATCAACTGCTTTTTAAAACAGAGGGCGAAAAGTTTGTTGTGGAAAAGGTAGTATAAGAAACATTAATATGCAGGAAGTGAAATGAAATGTCAAACTTAAGTCCATTATATTCTCTTATCAGGGCAGAGGGCAGCATAGTAATTAACAAAAATTTATCTCATGCGATAGGGTTAAATGAAACTATCATTTATTCAGAATTGCTATCAAGATATAATTATTTTTACATTAGAGAGGAATTAGATAACGAAGGGTTTTTCTTTAATACTGTAAATGATTTGCAATTAGCCACGTGCATTGGAGAAAAAACACAGAAAAAAGCTATTACCACATTAAAAAAGCTTGGATTAATTGAATATAAAATAAAAGGAATTCCACCAAAGAGATACTTTAAGATAGTAAATAACATTCAATTAATATCCAATTTACTAGAACAAGGGGAAATAAAACTACAGGGATTAAGAGAAAAACAGTCGCAAACCCTTGAAAAATCTAAAAACCGCCTTTTGGGAGGAATTAAAACAGACGATCGGGCGGAATTAAAACCTCCATTTGGGAGGGTAAATAATACTAATATTAATAATACAAAAAGTAATAATAAAAAGAGTAATAGGGAAAATTATATGAATTTTCTTATACCCTTTAGAAGATTTAAAGAAATTTTATTTCAAAAAGAACCTGATATAAACAGAGAAGCAATAGATAGTATGCAGTATTTTATTGATTACAGGAATAGACTTTATGAGGAAAAAACATATCTTTATGGTACATGGCTTAACCTGTATAAGCATTGGTTAGATGTGGAAATTGACGGATGTACTACAGAGATTGAATATGAGGACAGCGTAGAGATGATAAGCAAATTCTTTAAAGCCGAGTTCGAGGGAAATGATTATGGAGAATGTGATTATTCACCAGTACTTTATTGCAATGACAGGGTAAAAGAACTTAGGTTTTATGAAGCAGGACTGAAATAAAACTAAAGGAGTAAAAACAATGAAGGAGAAAATAAGTAGAGAAGAAATATTAAAAAGGTTATCTAAATATAAATTTGTACCTGGACATGGACCAGACTATTCAAAGAAAACTGACGAGGAATTACTTAAATGCTTACAAATACTTGAAACAATGTTTGAGAAAGCTTTTGGAGAATCGGAAAAGGAGTAAGTATATGGATTTTATAAGTATAGAGGAGTTTAAAAAGCAACCAGAGAAAGTACAGAATTCTTTAAAACAATGGTGTGAAAATAACTTACAAGAATGTGATTGGGTTTATTTAGATAAAGAACAAATTAAGCTCCCTATAGATAGTGTAATGGATACAAGAAAAGAAAATATAGACGTTGGCAGAGTATTTTATATAGGTAAATGCTTATGTTGGAGTTCTATATATGAACCTAATATTATTCCGTTACTTACAGAGGGGCAACTAAGAAAATTCATTATAGGCAAAGGATATAAATATATTGGCATAAATAACTTTTTAGAATTAGAAAATAAAGAAACGTGGAATATTAAGGCTTTTAAAAGCATGATGCAATTCAAACCTGATCTTGAGTTTGTTGGAGATACAGCATTAGAGTGTTGCTGGAAAGTAGTATGTGAAATAGCAGAAAGCAAGGAAATATAATGGATAAAATAATATGTTTAGTGGGAGAAAGTGGCTCTGGTAAAACTACATTGTGCCAAGAGTTAGAAAAAGAAGGATATAACATAATAAAGAGTTATACAACTAGGGAACCAAGGTATGAGGGAGAATATGGCCATACTTTTGTGAGTAGAGATGAAATACTAGACAGATATCTTCCTAAGTTTGATTTGAACTCAATTACAAAGGATGAAGCAGTAAAATATATTTTAACGGAAGAAAAGAAATTCACTCCAATAATAGCTTATACATTTTATAATGGAGAACATTATTTTGCTACAAAAGAGCAATACCAATGCAGAGGAACTTCAATATATGTAATAGATCCTGCTGGTATAGAAGACTTAATACAAAGGGTTAAAGATGCGGAAATAGTAATCATATATCTAAAAACAGAAAGATGGATCAGGGCTTGCAGAATGTGGCATAGAAAACACGATAATAGCCCTTGTATATGGCATGAACCTCATGATTGGGGAGATATAGATGGAGAAATAAAACAAAGAATAAACCATGATATAAAGGCTTTTAAATGGGTATTTTGCAATTACATGGTAGACGCCAATAGAAAAATTGGAGAAGTGTTGGAAGATATAAAAGAAATTATAAGGAAGAGATAATATGGATATGGATAAATACTTTGATGAATTTGATAAAGCTATTGAGAATATGCCAGATGAAGAATTTGAGGAATTATTAATTAAAGCAGGAATAGAAAAATGTCCTGTGGAGGATGAAGAACATTCAATATTAGGAGAAGATAATTAAATGAAAAATATAGAATATGACAGTGGTATGCCATTAGCAAGATTAGAAAAAGGAGACGAAGCTATTATAAGGGTTACACACCGCAATCCAGTAATAGTTAAAGAAAAAGACAGAGCTAAATATGAAAATATCGCCAACGGAGTATATCATGCTACTTGCATAGGACCATATCACTTAGAATGTAAAGAACATCCTATTTTAAGTGGTAAATATTGCTTTTGGAGAGGAAATAAATGGGGATGTACAGAAGGAATTTACGCTGACGAAATGGAGAATGAAAAAAATGAAAATAGATGAATTATATATGCGTTGCGGAGAATGTTCAATTATAGAATACTGTGGAGAGCCATATTCAGACATTGCAATATGTTGTGAAGAAAGATTTAAAAACGTAGATGAGATTAAATTTCTGAATCTAGCAGAAACATCTACTAAGAAAAGTAAAAAAGCAATAATTAATGATGTTTATAAAAGATTAAATAAAGAGGTGCGAACATGAGTAATTTGGAGTTGATTGGAACATACAAGCACATAAAATGTCCTAAATGTGAATGGCAAGGGTTTGTAGGAGATTTACTAAAAGACTTTGTATGTGATGAAGAGGAAAATATTTTAGATGAACATTGGGTATGTCCTAATTGTAAGACAATCATTATAGAATAATTTCTTTTCTAAACATAGATAAAGAAAAGAAACGGGAAAGAAGTGAAAAAGAAATGAGGTGTAATTGTGAAAGAATGGAGTAAAGCAATAAAAGCATGTAATGAATTTGCAGAAGAAGTAGGATTGACTGAAAAGGATGTTGAACAGGCTATAAATGAAGTGAGGAATGACAAAAGATATACTTTAGATAAAACTCAATTTGGAATTTTTGATAATAAGAAGAAGGAATATGTATGTAAAATAGATACAAATAGAATCTTTGATAAAAGAAGAATAAATGAATTAATAACACTTGCTAATCAAAGTGAGAACAATAAAGCGAATAAACAAACATCAAAAGTTAAATATTGGTTAATTTATGCAGACTGGGAAGGTAGAAAAGCGAAACCATTTGGGGATTTGGGAGTTATGGAAAGATGGATAAAACGCAATTCATATATAACAGTAATTGCTAAAACTCAAGTTGTAGAAGACGAACAAGTAACAGTGGATAAAGATAAAATGTTGGAAGAACTTACAAATGCTTTACATTCTAAATCAGATAAAGAACTAATAGAAGAATATGAAAAGATAGGTTGTAAAGTAAAATATACTCCTGGAACTAAGGGAGAAGTAATATTTAAGGATTGAGGTGAGTGCATGTTTACAACAGAACAAGCAATAAAGCATTTAAAGAGAAATCGTAAATCAGAGTTTAAAAATACGGCCAATAAAAATATAGAAATATTTAACTGTGTAGATGGGACTATAGGCATAGGAGAAATAGGAGATGGGAGAGTTAAAACTTTTAATCCTGATAATCATAAAAAGGATATGTGGATATTAAGCATTAATCCTTATAAAAGAAGGTGAATATATGGCTGTAGAAACAATAGAACTTACCGAAGCTATTTGGAAGACCGCCAAAAGGCTTGAAGGTGGAGCAAATGCAATAACAAAGAAAGCTAAAGAGTATGCTACAGCAGAAAAAGAATATAGAATTGCCTTATCTAAGGAGATTATAAAACTTAAAACACAGGGTATGAGTGTAACACTTATTCCTGATTTGGCAAGAGGAAACACAGCAGAACTTAAATTTAAAAGGGATTTGGCGGCTGAAACATATAAATCAAGCAAGATAATGTTGGATGCTCTTAGTAATGAACTTTCTGCAATGCAAAGTATTCTAAAAATTCAAGAAAGGATTGAGAGTAATTAATGGATAAATACTGTACTTTATATAATTGTGATTGCAAAGAAGCAGAATTTGAATGTCAACTATCAAATGAAGATGAAGAACAAGACATAGTGTGTTGCCAAGAGTGTGACTTCTATATGGAAGCGGAGTGATGAATAATATTGAACTACATTAGAACCGATTGTGGAATATGTAACAAAGATATAAAAACCAATAAGCACATATATAATTTTATGTATTATGAATATTTATTTGACTTGAAAGTTCATTACCATTATAAGTTGAAGCACCATAAAAAATATATGACAGATAAAGGATTATTGAAGAGATTCGGATTCTGCATATTGATGTGTATTTTAAATGTAATGTATCTAATAGTTTATGGTATAACTTATCCTGTTTGGGCATTACATGAATTTTTGATATAGAGGTGAGTAGGTGGGGAAATTAATATATAAAATTAAATCCATATTCTGTAACCATATAAATTTAGGAGAAAAACATTATTATTACACAGGTGTAAAGTATAATTCTCATTTTGGAACTGTTCAAGCAATAGAACATAGCTATAGATATTGTTTGGATTGTGGTAAGAGAATAGAAAGCAATTTAGCAGGATGGACCACGTTAGATATAGTTAAAGAAAGAGTGGTAGAAAAGTATGAAAGAAATAATAAAGGAAAATGAAATTATAAATTTTAACGGAAATAAATATAGATGCTGCGTGAATGAATTACATCTACCTCAAATTTTAACCAAAAGAGATTTAAAATTTTTATGTTATTCTCATATTTTGAAAAGAGGTGAATAAATGAAGAATCAGTATATAGAAAGAGAATACAAAAAAATACTTAAATACAATAAAAAACTAATTATAGTAACCGCAATACTTTATATAGTGGGTATGCTTTTAGGGAAACTTTCATTAAACAGTATGCAGCTACGGTCATATTTCTTCGCGAGTACAATAGGTTTCTTGATATGCGAGGGTGTTGCTATAGCTACTTATATAAAAGATTATTCTAAATTTACAAAGCATTGAAGGTGATTAAATGGATTTATCGGAATTTACAATAGAGCAAATAGGTTGGTGCTTAAATGAAAATAAAAAGAAAATACAGGAGCTAGAAAAGGCGAATAAAGAACTTGAAGAAGAAAAAATATACAGAAAATATGGAATCAAATCAGGAAATGTAGTTAAGGATGATCGTGGAGCGGGGGTTGTGTATGAACTTCAGGAAAAGTACTGCAAAGCTTCTGTAATAAAGAAGGATGGGGAAGTAGGCACCAAGGTATTACATATGTGGTATAAAGAATGTGAAAAACTTTATGATAGCTATGAGGAATTTAAAAGTACTGTAGATGAATTGGTGAGGGGTTAAGCATATGAAAGAAAATGAAATTCAAGCTTCTTTAGTAGCGGTCAGGCTATATAAAGGTTGGTTTGTAAAAAATATTATCGGTTTTATAATAACCTTCTCTTTATTTTTATGTTTTAGGAATCAATGGATTAAATGTAGTAATGTAGCTATCTTGATGGGAAACTTTTTATTAATGGTTATGTTTATAGGTTGGAGCGCAACAGCTTTTACAGGAATGAGAAGTTATAAGAAAAAATTAGAGAATTGAGGGGTGAATTAAATGATTGAATGTAATACCAAAAGTTGTAAATGTAACGAAAATAGTAAATGTATCTTAAAATCTATTGTGTTGGATGAATTTACAAGATGTAAAAACTATGAATTTGATATGAATAAGGCTATTAATGTTGCGCATGAGATAAGAGAAGAAGTGAGGATGCAGAAGTGAAATACATAATATATATACTCTTATACTTCTATTTAGTTACAGGTTTCATGATAGGTTTTAGGATGCCTTTTAGATATAAGATAGGAAGGGTATTGGCAGGGGTTTTATATATGTTTATATGGCTACCTGATCTAATAGCATCGGTAGCCAATGAAATAATGAGAAGATAAGCTCATGAAATGAAAATAAAGCGAAGGAGTGAGGAGTAAAAATGAAAAAGAAATTAGCAATAATAATTATAACAATGGGGATATTATTTTCTTTTACCGGATGCAATGAATCAGATAGAGTGTCTTATAATCTGTCGCAGGAGGCAGATAATTTTAATGTGGTTAGACAACTAACGGTTATTAATTGTATTCAAGGTGATGTTCTTTTCCAAATGACTGGTAAATTGTCCATTAAAGTTGATACAGATGAACACCAATTAGAAGTTACTGTAGAAAATTCCGATGGGACATATCAAAAACATTTTATTGGACTAAGTGATAATGTAACCTATGTGGTCGAACAGAAGAACTTTAAGAATGTTGATAAATACCGGTATTCACTTAATTACAATCCTAAGATGTGGATTCCAGTTGAGTTGAAAAACGTTGATTAGTGGAATAACATACAATTCAAAAATAATGTAATAAAGGTTATAGGATCGCTAAAGGTCGTTTTAGCGATCTTGTGGAAGGAGAAAAAATGAATATAAACGATTCTGAATTTAAGCGGTTAAAGGAACTTGAAGCGGAAACCCTACTTATCATAAGTATAGAGAGGAGAGAAAATAAATGAAAGTATTATTAAAAGGCATTAAAGGTACTTGGAGAGAGATAGCAGATGCAGCGCGAACAACTATACATATGGAAGAAGGAACCAAAGAACCTTCATCTAAATGGAAAAAAAGTATACTATTAGCTGAACATTCACCTATAAGAAAATTACATATAGATTGGAAATGGTATGGTTTAAAGTCATGGATAAGTGTCCATCAAAAATAAGGTGGCTTTATACTGTAAAGTATATCGAATAACTCCGTTAACTAGTAGATACTAGGTGTGGAATTAGCATCAAGTTTTAAGTGGGAAATAACTTATTAATAATTCTGCTAACAGGGAAAATCTAAACTATTATAATAATTAAATAATAGCATGATAATCCTGTGTTATTGTGTGTTTTTATAAATAATAAAAAAATAGATTGAGGTGATTTTTATAAGTAAAGGTAAAAAAGAAAATATAATAGGTTTAATTTTTACAAATAAAATTGGTCAAAATTTCATTGTATTATCAGAAGAATATAGCATAAAAACAGAATATTATTATAAAATTAAATTTATTGAGACTGGAGCAGAGAAGATAGTTGAAAAAAGAAATTTAAGAAAAGGTAATGTTAAAGATAATTTTGCGAAAAATATATATGGAGTAGCTTGCAAAGGTAAATCTAATAGTAGACATCCATTATTTAATAAAATTACATTTAAACGATGGTACGCAATGATTGAACGTTGTTATAATTCTAATTCAATAGAATATAAATCATATGGTGGTAAAGGAGTTAAAGTATGTAAAGAATGGTTATGTTTTGATAACTATATTAAAGATATTAAAAATATAAAAGGTTTTAATGAAGAAACGTATCTTTTAGGAAAAATACAACTTGATAAAGATTTAAAAATAAAAGGAAATAAATTATATTCACCAGATACTTGTCTCTTTGTTGAAACTCATATAAATAAAAGTAATCAACCATCTAAAAAGAAATTATTTATTGCAATTAGTCCAGAAGGAAATACATATGAATTTGATAATCAAAACGAATGTGCAAGACAATTCAATCTAACAGCAAGAACAATTGGTAAAGTATTAAATAAACAATTAAAGACACATAAAGGTTGGCATTTTATATATAAATAAAAAAATAAAAACACACAGTAATCAAACGACTATCCTTAAAGGAGTAGGAATAAGGTGAAAGTCCTTATTCCGAAAAGCGGAGCAACTTTTTGAGTTGGTGATATAGTCTACTCCCCTAATAAATATCGGGAAACCGAGGGTATAAAGGTTTGTAAGACATAAATTTGGTATTGAACACTGGGTCAGAACTCAAAGGACAGATAGAACTGGAATAGACAGAAATGAATTAAAACAATCTGAATTACTTGAACATGAATGTGAAGCAGATGCTCAAGCAATAATTAATATAAGCAGAAAAAGATTATGTAATCAAGCTAGTAAAGAAACTAAAAAAGCATGGGAAGAAGTATTAAAAAGTATTAAAGAAGAACAACCTGAATTATATACTGTATGTGTTCCTGAATGTATATATAGAAATGGTTTTTGCCCTGAAATGAAATCGTGTGGATGGAATAAAACAAAAGAATTTGAAGAAAAATTAAAAGAATACATAAAAGACTTTGAACAACAAATTAATGATAAAACAAACATTGTCAAACATGAGAAAATAAAATGTTGATTAATATAGGAAAAATGATACTTTTCATAATACAAATAATCTGGTTTGTATCTTTGGCGTATATGGTTATAACCAAAAGTAAAGAAAACGTGCCTTTCAAAAGAGGCACTAGAATTAAATTTACAATGAGAATGATATTTGGGATAACAACCGTAATAGTGTTTATATCTTCATTCTTATTGTATGCAAAGGAGGTGTTTACATGAAAGACATATTAGAAGAAGCTAGCAAAATAATTGGAAACGTTGAGGAAGATATAGAAATAACTGAAATGCTAGAAGAAAGAGAAAAAAGGGATGATGGCAAGAGATATACACTTGAAGAGGTATGGGCTGAAAGAAATAAAAACAATACATTAGGGGAGTGAAGGCATGATTGAGGTTAAAGGAAAATATAATTCAGCTAAAATATATACTGATAATATAGAAAAAGAAGCTTTAAGTCAAATAATAGAATTGTGTAATCAAGAATTTTGTAAAGATAGCAAAATTAGAATAATGCCAGATGTTCACGCCGGAGCAGGATGCACAATTGGAACTACAATGACTATAAAAGATAAAATAGTACCTAATTTAGTAGGCGTAGACATAGGATGTGGAATGTATGTTTGCAAGTTAAAAGAAAAAGAAATTGATCTAAGAAAGCTTGATGAAGTAATAAGAGAATATATTCCTTCTGGATTCAATATAAGAGTTAAAGAACATAAATATATAAAAAATGTGCCTTTAAAAGATTTGGCTTGTGAAAAACATATAAATTTAGAAAGAGCAATGTTAAGTGTTGGAACTCTAGGCGGTGGAAATCATTTTATAGAAGTAAATAAGGATAGTGACGAAAATTTATACTTAGTTATACATTCAGGAAGTAGATGTTTAGGGAAACAAGTAGCTGAATATTATCAAAATTTAGGATATAAACATTTAACAGATACTAAAAAAGAAAAAGAAGTACTTATAAAAAAATTAAAATCAGAAGGCAGACAAAAAGATATTCATAAAGAATTGGCAAGAATCAGTAAACCTAAGATAAATAAATCACTTGCTTATATAACCGGAATAGACATGAAATATTATATAAATGATATGCAAATAACTCAATCATATGCAACGTGGAACAGAAAAGCTATAGCGGATGAAATAATAAAGAATATGAATTTAACTCTATTAGAGAATTTTACTACCATCCACAATTATATAGACATAGAGAAAATGATTTTAAGGAAAGGTGCTATATCTGCAAAGGAAGTCGAGAAAGTAATAATCCCTATGAATATGAGAGATGGAAGTTTGATTTGTATAGGCAAAGGAAATTCAGAATGGAATTGTTCGGCACCCCATGGAGCAGGAAGAATAATGAGCAGAAGTAAAGCTAAAAAGGAAGTTTCTTTAAATGAGTTTAAAAACAGCATGAAAGATATATATACCACATCTGTAAATCAAAATACAATAGATGAAAGTCCTATGGTTTATAAACCTATGGAAGAAATTATCAGAAATATACATGATACAGTAGACGTACTTCAAGTAATAAAGCCTATATATAACTTTAAAGCTAATTAAACAAGAGAGGTCATAAATATGTTTGAAAGATTAGGAAGAAAAATAGATTATGTCATTGTAGATATTGCAGAGTTTAATCGTAAAATGCCTTGGTATAAATTCTATAGTTATTATATTTTAAAAAGAAGATGTAAAAAGGAACATATACCTAGGCTTATAAGCATGGCTTATGATTATGGGGTACTATATAAGTGGCAGTATGAAAGATTAATGGGGATTTTATATACGGAAGAGGTGAAATAATGGCTAAATACAGAAAGAAACCAGTAACAATAGAGGCTAAACAATGGACCGGAAAAAACATAGATGAAATAGACAAATTCATTAATTGTGGTGGTTATAGTTATAGCTGCGGCGAATTAAAAATAAATACCCTTGAAGGAAAAATGTTAGCTAGCAAAGGAGATTACATTATAAAAGGGGTTAACAATGAATTTTACCCTTGCAAATCTGATATATTTGCAAAGACATATGAGAAAGTAGAGAAATGAAAAGATGGAGGTAATTAAGAATGGTGCAATGTAAAGATTGTAGAAAAAGTGAAGTAGGAAAAGATGGGCGTGTATGCTACTTTAAGGCTATACAATGGAAAGACACTCATGTAAAAGATGATGATAGTTGCGAATATGGGGTAGAAAAAGTAAAGGAACAGGTACCTCAAGAGGAGAGTATACCAATCGCAGCAGATGAAGAAAGTACACCAGAGGAAGAAAGCGATATAGAAAATTAGAGCATAGATTAATTTCTATGCTTTTTATTTTATAGTTGAAAGGTTGATATAAAAATTATATAATAGTATCACCTAAAAACTATTTTTGGAAAGGAAGATGGGATAATGGGAAAACAAGGTGTGAAAGTGACAAGAAATGAAATATACAATCTGAAACTCCCAAGCCTAAAGGCAAGGGGTTCTTAGATGCTAAATAACTTCCAATATATCTCGAAAGATATAAAGACTAATTATTTTCTCTA